ATTACTTGGTTCAGAAGCCGCATGTGGTACAACCGCAGGTGCGTCTAGCAACTTCGGTGAAGCCGATGATGTGAGATTAGTTAATACTGGAAGTACTAATAGATTAGTTAGTATAACAGATTCATCTAATAACGTAGTAGCTACTTTTACTCTTATAGCGGGAGAAGTAACATTCGTTCGTAAAAAGAGAGAAGAAAAAATATTTGCAGCACATGCCGAAGTATTAGCTGTAGGTGTGGTAACGCCATAATGAAAGATAGTGTCTGGCTAGATGATGTGGCAGAAACTTGCACAATCACTCTTAATGTTTTGCAAAAGAAAGCAGAACAAAGAGGTAAGTTATCGCACGCAGATCAAACCATGACTGACTTATGTCTAGGTTACTTATACTTATTAAGTATATGTGATAAAAACTTACTATTTGAAGATGATAGTATACTAGGCTTAACGGAAATTATTAAACAAAAAACAACAATTCACTAATATGCTAGACGTAAGTAGAACAGATATTATAAGTTCTGAACTAATGGAATTTACACCGTCAGACAGATTTATCAAACTACCTATATCTGAATATATGAATTTGTTAGGCATAGAGCCTAACTCATCACAGACTGCACTTATAAACGCAGTCAATAACCCAAAGTATAGATTCGTGTGTGCCGCCATTTCTAGGCGACAGGGCAAAACTTATATCACAAATGTAATTGGACAGCTTGTGTCTCTCGTGCCGGGCTCTAACATATTAATTATGTCACCGAACTACTCTTTATCGCAAATCTCTTTTGATTTACAAAGACAGCTTATTAAGCACTTTGATTTGGAGGTGGTAAGAGATAATGCAAAAGATAAAGTTATAGAACTATCTAATGGTTCTACTATAAGAATGGGTTCGGTTAATCAAGTAGACTCTGCCGTAGGTAGGTCTTATGATTTAATCATCTTTGACGAGGCAGCATTAGCAGATGGAAAAGATGCTTTTAATGTAGCACTACGTCCTACTCTAGATAAAGAAAACAGTAAAGCTGTATTTATTTCAACGCCAAGGGGAAGAAATAATTGGTTTGCTGAGTTTTGGCATAGAGGATTCAGTGAAGAATTTCAGGACTGGGCATCAATAAAAGCAACTTATCACGAAAACCCAAGGTTTAGTGAACAAGACATAGTTGAAGCTAAAAAAGCAATGTCTCAAGCAGAGTTTGCTCAAGAGTATCTTGCTGACTTTAACACATACGAAGGACAAGTCTGGAACTTTAACTTTGAAGAATGTGTTGCAGACCTAAGTCAGTTAGATACTAGCAAAATGGATGTGTTTGCGGGGCTAGACGTAGGATACAAAGACCCAACAGCTTTATGTGTTATAGCATATGATTGGGACGAACAAAAATATTATCTAGTAGACGAATACATGGACGCCGAAAAGACTACTGAACAGCACGCAGTAGAAATACGCAGAATGATAGATAAATATAACATTGACTGGATTTATATTGATTCAGCAGCGCAACAAACTAGATTTGACCTAGCGCAAAATTATGATATATCTACTATTAATGCGAAAAAATCAGTTCTAGATGGAATAGGACACGCAGCAGGAATTATCGACAATGACCTTCTCATAATAGACCAAAGATGTCAACAATCATTATCAGCAGTTGACCAATATCAGTGGGACCCCAACCCTAACTTAATCAAAGAAAAACCTAAACACAATATGGCATCTCATATGTCAGATGCTTTACGTTATGCACTTTATACATTTGAGACATCAGCACATACTTTTTAACTATGACCTACCAAAAAATAAATGTTGACAANAAGGTGAATTTTTGGTATAATTTTAACTAATAGGAATTTATGGATTTAAAAAGAGATTTAGTCAAGTACGTNAGNGACAAAGCCAAATCAGGATATAAGAAAGACACCCAGTGCTTTATTTGTGGNGAAACAGAAAACTTAGAGTTTCACCACTTNTNCGGAATGACTGANNTANTACANAANTGGNTGAAGNNTAACAAAATTACGATTACCTCAGCCGATGAAATAATGAATCTNCGNGAACAATTNATNGAGGAACACCTCACNGAAGTTTATGANGAAGCTGCAACACTATGTAAANCCCATCACATAAGACTGCATAGCATTTATGGAAAAAGACCAAAACTAGAATCAGCAATGAAACAAAAACGATGGGTAAAGATACAGAGAGACAAATATGGCATGGTATGATAGATTTTTAGGTATAGAAAGAGAAGAGAAGTTAAATCCTGCTCAATCTTTTATTGGCTTAGAAGAAGGACTATCAATAGATACTCGTGAGAAGAAAGATAATTATCGCTCAGCTTACGAAGAACTAGAAGTAGTAAACAGAGCTGTCAACATGATTGTTGATGATAGTGCTGATATACCTTTTGAGGTTGGAGAAAAAATTAATGGGTTAACGCCTATGGTTCAAAATGTTCGTAGAAGTCGTGTAGATTTATTACTAAATAAAGAACCAAACCCTTTTCAGGACATCAATACTTTTAAGAGAAATCTTATTATTGATTTACTGATTGATGGAAACATCTTTATATATTATGATGGTGCCCATCTCTATCATTTACCTGCGAATAACGTTACTATAGAATCTGATACAAAGACCTATATTAACAAGTATGTATATGATGGTCATATAGACTACACCCCTTATGAAATAATACATATTAAGGAAAACTCATTCAAATCAATATACAGGGGTGTACCTAGATTGAAACCAGCTTACAGAACTATGTATTTAATGGATAGTATGAGAAAGTTTCAAGATAACTTCTTCAAAAATGGAGCAGTTCCAGGATTAGTACTAAAGAGTCCTAATACTCTTTCTGACAGAATTAAAGAAAGAATGTTACAGGCTTGGAGTACAAGATACAATCCTAAAAACGGAGGAAAAAGACCTCTTATATTAGATGGTGGTTTAGAAGTAGATAGTCTAACTAAAGTAAACTTTAAAGAACTAGACTTTCAACCTTCAATCGCTGCTAATGAAAAAATAATTTTAGANGCAATGGGTGTACCACCAATTTTATTAGACGGTGGAAACAATGCAAATATTAGACCTAACCATAGATTGTATTACTTAGAAACTATACTACCTATTGTTAGAAAATTTGGTTATGCTTGTGAAAGGTTTTTTGGNTTTAAACTTGTTGAAGATGTACATGGAGTTCCAGCACTACAACCAGAACTNAGAGACCAAGCAGCATACTATGCTACTTTAGTAAACACAGGTATTATGACACCTAACGAGGTCAGAGACGCAATGAACATGGAACCAATTGAGGGACATGATGAATTGAGAGTACCAGCAAATATAGCAGGTAGCGCAACTAACCCAGAGGAAGGTGGTAGACCACCTGAAGAAACAGAGGAAGAAAACAATGAATAGACCACAAGTACTAAAAGTATTAATGGAATACTTCGATAAGAAAGGAAAAATTCTTTCTATTGATGAGTATAAAGCAGCTGATGACGCTCCAATGCGTTTTATGGTTGCAAAAAGAGCTTTTGGCTCATGGGCAAGAATGGAACAAATGGCAAAAACTGCAGGTTGGGAAGATACCCCAGTAGCGCCTAAACCAGCACCCAAACCAAAGGCCAAGCCAGCTCCTAAAAAAGCTGTAAAGAAAGGTAAGTAGTTATGTCAGATAAAATTTTTCATTGGTCATCAACATTTAAAACACTAGGCGAAGATGATGATGGAAGTGTGAATATCAAAGGATATGCTAGCACTAACGCATCAGATAGAGCGGGTGATTGTATTGACCATGACGCATGGACTAAAAATGGTGGATTGGAAAACTTTAAAGGTAATCCAATAATTCTTTTTAACCATGACTATAACAGACCAATAGGTCGTGCTACTTCATTAGAAGTAAACGACAAAGGCCTCGAACTTGGAGCTAGAATNTCTAAGTCCGCAGGTGAAGTAAAAGATCTTATNAAAGATGGCGTACTTGGAGCATTTTCCGTGGGTTTCCGAGTCAAGGACGCAGATTATCTAAAGGAAACCGACGGGTATCAAATAAANGATGCTGAGCTATTCGAAGTGTCAGTTGTAAGTGTACCTTGCAACCAGACAGCAATGTTTTCGATTGCGAAATCATTCGATTCTCAATCAGAATACGATGAATGGAAAGCTGAATTTACTAATGACGTAAAACAGGCTCATGAGATGGAAGCAGTAAAAACTGACGAAATTGATGCGCCACAAGCCGTGGGTAAAACCACTCAACAGGAGAGACATATGTCTACAGAAAAAACTACTCCAGATGCTGAGTTAGACTTAAAAGCGTTCGCGGAAGAGGTGGCAAAATCAACTGCTGCTAAAATCGCAATGCAACAAGCAGAACAAAAAGCAAAAGAGTTAAGCGAAGCCGAAGAAAAGCAAGCTGTACAAGATGCAGAAGTTGCTGAAAAAGAAGCTGAGCAAGAAAAAGTTAAAACAATAGTGACTGCTGGTCTATCAGGAGCTGAACAGCTCGTAAATGACGTTGAAAAACGCGTTTCTGAAAGACAAGGAGACTTAGAATCTGTTGTTAATGAACTTAAAACTGAACTATCCGACAAGAAAGATGAGATTAACGCTATGCGTGAGTCTAAAAGACATTTTGGCGATAGACAAAACAGCGACTGGCAGAAAGCCTTCCAAAGCGACATTGATGACGCTTGGGTTATGGGTCTTGCTACTGGTAAAGGCTGGAATACTAAACTTGGTCAAGAGACTATGGAAAAAGTTAATGCCCATTCAGGTGTTGGCGTTTCATCAGCTGATTTTGAACAAACAGTATCAACAAATATCGAAAGAGATATTCAACTAGAATTAGTATTGGCTCCTCTATTTAGAGAAATCCCAATGCAATCAGCAACTCAAATCATTCCTATCTTACCAGATGCTGGATATGCAGAATTTACTACTAACCAAGTAGCTACTGGATCTTCACCACATGGTAACTTAGAGGAAAGAGGCGACACATATGGTTCTCCATATGCTGGTGTTGATTTAACAGAAAGAACTCTTTCAACGAAAAAACTTATTTCACAATCTTACTTAGGTAATGAAACTGAAGAAGACGCAATTCTACCGATACTTCCTTTAATTAGAGAGTCTATCGTTAGATCACACGCAAGAGGTATTGAGAATGCTATCTTAGTAGGTGACCATGCTGATGGTGTATATGGTACATCACAAGCAGCTTTTGACGGCTTAATCGCTATCGCTGCAGCAGCTGACTCATCTGGTTCGCATTTAACTCAATCAGCAACTGCATTCGCATCTGAATCTTTAACAGCAGCTACATTGTTAAATGCTAGAAAGAAAATGGGTAAATATGGTATTAACCCATCAGACGTGATTTACATTGTTAACTCAACAGAGTACTTCAACTTGCTATCCGATGCTGAATTCCAAGATGTCAACNTAGTTGGCAACATGGCAACTAAGCTTAACGGTGAAATTGGTGAAGTCTTCGGTTCTAAAGTAATCGTTTGTGACGAGTTCGCTACACCAGCGGTCTCTAAGTTCTATGGCTGTGCAGTGTACGCTAAGAACTATGTAATGCCAAGATTAAGAGGCGTTACTATTGAGTCTGACTACGAAGTAGCAAACCAAAGAAGAGTTCTAGTTGCATCGCAAAGACTCGGGTTTACCGATATGATTGCAAACGCGACTTCAGTTCACGCTTTACAATACAAAGCTAGTTAATAGCTTACTTATCTTGTGGGNGCTAGTCTCCCACAAGACTTTTTTATAATATTATGGCAGATTTAGTTACATTACAACANTNCAAAGACTTCGCAGGANTGCAAGGCGTTCAAAATGACGCCCGTCTTAATACAGTTATTGATAATGTTAGCCAACTCGTAAAAACATATTGTGGTACTACTATAATAGATTACGCGTCAACTGATAAAACAGAATACTTTAATATAAGTGATAACCATGTTGATAGAATCATATTAGCAGAATCACCNCTTATATCAGTATCACAAGTACAAGAAAGACAAGACCAAGCAGGTGCATATGTTACACTAATNACAGAAAACTCTGACAGTAGTGGTAAATATGAATACATCATAGACATGGATTCTGATAGTATTGTACGAACAACATCTACAGGAACAAAATCATTTCCTAGAGGAATGAAAGCTGTAAAGGTTGTATATAGAGCAGGATACACAAGTACTCCTGAAGATTTAAAACTTGCAGTATTTGATTTAATTAAGTACTACATGAAAGATGAAAGAAAAGAAAGAATGNNNATAGCNGGNNCTTCAATAGAAAANCAACTATCAACAAGTCTAAGAAATAATATAGGATTTCCAGACCATATCAAGCGTGTACTTGATATGTATAAAATATACAGCTAATGGGATTAAAAAATGCATTAACTATATTTGAAAATGTATATGATGCTGAAAAGTCTAAGATTGCTAAATTAAGTGGTGGAGCAACAAGTAATAATATTTTTACTTACACTCTTAGAACAGATGAAGTAGCACAACAGTTATCAACATCAGCAATAAGGGCTTTGACACCTTTTAGAAATAGCATTAGTCCAGCCACATATAATATTATTACTAGTACTGAATATTGTAAAGTATCTGCTAAAGAAGTTATAAATGGAATGAAGAGAGCAGCTAGACCTGCTAATCTTGCAAGACAAAGAAGTTTTACTTTTGGTGGTACAAATCCTTTTGCAATGCCACTTTGGTCATCGTTTAGAGGTGCTCCAGGAGTATACAGATTAGGAAAAACTCTAGGAGGACGAGGAATTAGTGTAAGATTTGTTTCAGGACCTGGTGGAGGAAATAACCCTAAAGTAACTGGATTTAATTTACAAGTAAGAAATATGCTTTGGGCACATTGGAGTGGCAGAACAGGTAGAATATATGGAGTAACTTCACAAACAGCTGGACAAAAGGCAACAGCGGCAGAAATGCAAGTAGCCCATGAAAGAGATACAACCATTGGTGCAATGATGTTAAAATCTTTAAGAGAAACTAATCCTACAATGACTATTAGTGGAGTTATGACAGTATCAGAAATAGTTGACCAAGTAGAATCAAATTTAGGAATAGACTTAGAAAGAAACTATGAAGTAACAAAAAGTGGTTTTTCTTTCAAATGGAATATATTTGCAAGTATGAGAAAAAACACTGCAGGTTCCGAAGATACAGATGTAAGTCGAATAAAAAGTAGTCGACAATTTGGTCCTGGTAAAGCAGAAGAAGCAATCTATCAACTGTATGAGAAAAAGTTTGGTAAATTTTGGGCAAAGTTATGGGTATTAAGAGGAAGTACTCCACCTAAAGACCAAGCTATTGGTGGTCACGCAGCTGCTCTTATAGATGGAATACTAAGACCCTTAACAAAAGCTGGCATACCAGACATGAGATTTAAAGTTAATAAAACAGCCAAAAATTTCAAAGGTATGAAAGATAGAGGAGTAATTAAAAAACCCACAAATAGAAAGCCTAAAACAACAACAACAATAGTAAGCCAAACAATAACAGGCACTAGTATTAGGCCTCAAAAAGAAAAAAGAAAAGCTACACAAAATATAAGTAGATTACAAGCATTAATAAATAAAAGATTGCCTGCTGAAGTAAGAAGAAATATGGGAAGACCCGCTTTAGAAAATAGGTCAGGAACTTTTTCTAATAGTGCAGAAATATTAAAGATAGGTAGAGCAAGAAAAGGGTTAACAGCAGATTATACTTATTTAAAAACAGGAGGTGGAACTCCCCCAAGAACTAATCAACCCGGTGTATATCAAACTTTTGAAAATAGTGGTAGGTGGCCTTCAGGGTATAACCCAAAAGATTTAATAAAGAAAAGCATACGAAATTTAGCTTTACAATACACAGAAGAAAAATTTATACAGCTTAGGAGAAGATAATGGCATCAACTTATAGAACAGCAAGAAAAAAATTAGTTGATGCTTTAGTAGAAAAGATAAAAGGAATTGATGGAAACTTTCCAAACAATTCAAATGTATTTAATAATGTTCATGGCGGAATGATATTTTTAGATGA